CGGAAGGGGAATGTGGTCCTGGATGATATCAAGACCTTCCAGGGGCTCGACACCATGAGCCTGGTCGGTCGGGTCCAGGAATACCTCCAGGAGTACGAATCCGAGGACATCGACGAGGTCCTGCTCGACTCAATCGGGATCGGATCCGGGACGTTGGATCGCCTTTTAGAGTTGGACCTGGACGTGCCGATCCGAGGGATCAACGTGGGCGAGTCTCCATCCATGGGGACAGACTTTGTGCATCTGAGGGCGGAGTTGTTGTTCCGGTTACGGGACTGGCTCGGGGCCCGGGACGTGAGGTTACCGTCTGATGAGAGACTGGTCACCGAGTTGACCAGCCCGAGATATGTGTATACTTCGTCGAATAAAAGGAAGATTGAATCAAAGGAGGAAATGAAGAGGAGAGGTATATCCTCGCCGGATATAGCTGATGCTTTGTGTCTGACTTTTGCGAGTGATGCCGTGCTGGCGGGGGGACGGGGACGGGCCCGATACCGGGGCCCGTTGATTCGAGGTTTAAGCGGGGTTGTGGTTTAGAAACGAGGTTTCCGGGACGTGGAGGGCGAGTCTAAAACCTTTGCCCAGACACGATGATTTTGTGAAATCCTAGTGACTAGATAATCAATATGATGAGCCTCCCGCATTGTGAACCCGGTATCCTGGGGTTCATTCCCATCAAAGTATTCATGGAAGGCTAGAACTATCCATTTTTTCATAAGCCAATACTCATATTGGCTCATTTCCACAAGGACCTTCGTGGTCGAGTGTTTTGGGGCTGGCATAGTTTATTCCGATTGAGGTTGAGGGCCCGGAGGCCCGTAGATTAGTCCCGGATCGACGCCGGGGGGTTCACTCGAGGCATCCCGCCGACATACCCGACGGCCTTATTGCAGTGCAGACACTTCCCAGTCTTCTCGGCCGGGAAGTTGTCGTACTGGATGCACGGGGAGACGGTCGGGGGATCTTTAGGAAGATCCTCGGCGGTTCCACCGGCATCAAAAAGTTCCTCCAAGTCATGGATCTTGTTTCTTAATTTACGGTTTTCCTCAGACAACTTATCCACGTCGTCCGCCAGGAGGATGGCGTCTTCCTTGGCCTCCTGGTCTTCAATAGATGTGACAGACATAGGAGGTTCGATGACCCTGACGTACTCCTGATGAGGTATACGAAATGCCTGTTCGTTCAATAACTCCAGGACCCCGTCCTTAGTGTTATCAAAGTCGATAGCCTTTATCTCCCAGGACATCGTGAAATACCAGGTCGGGCACTTCTGATGGTCCAGCATGATTGCGGATCCGCCGGTCTCTTCCCGGATGATCTTCCGAGCAATCTCGAAACTCCGGACATAATTTGAGTAGTCAACCTTGATTTTTGGATGGTTACTGTGGTCTTCGTGAAATACATGATAAATTCTCATTTCTGGTCTCCTTCCTTCTTAAATCTCCACGCTTTCAGTTTGATTGTGATCTCAGTGTCGTCAGTGTCTTTCCCCGACCATTCCCAGGAGGGGCCACACGTCTTGTACATGAATGTTTCTAAGGCATCCAAAAACTCTTGTTTTGTAAGCATTTTAGTTTTCCGATTGAAGTTGATCTTGAGTTCTAGTTTCACGGCCGTCGAACCAGCCAGCGTTCCGCATAGCCAGGTCCCTTTCCACCTGGATCCGTTCCTGGAGGGATTCATGGATATCATCAATAGGGTTTCGGGCGTGAGCCTGGAGGGCCTGGCCGAGTAGACGGCCAGCGATCTCGTACTCACCATCGAGGAACTCGGCGTGGGCTCGGACCATCAGGTTATAGGCCTCGGTCTGGAACCGGTGGATAGCGTTCCGGAGGACCAGGCGGTCTTCAAAGGCCAAAGTCAATAAGGCCATGGGGACGAATCTCGGGATCTTGGTCTGACCTTTTTCCCAGTTGAGGGCGGTATTGTAATGGATCCCGATCCGGTCAGCGAACTGGCGTTGAGAATAGCCCAGGGCCTTCCGGGTGAGTTTGAGTTCGTTAGGGGTCATACGGCCTCCGTCTCTATGAGAAGGATGTCGTCGGATTTGACGACGTAGGCGTCTACAGATTTGGAGACGTCGCAGATGGCGACATAAATATCGTCACTACCGACACCATGGCTTATCTGTTTCCGTTCTAATCTGTAATGGTGATCAAGGGTCGTCTCGTTAGGCGGACGACCGTCCATGTAGTGGACCGTCACCGGCGAACCGGCCGGGACGACGTGGGTTCTAGGGTCCTTCATGCGACCTCCTTAAAAACTTCCTTGTACTTATTTTCTGACATGGATTTACCGTCTACATAAATCCTGCTAGGGAACTGGTTGAAGATGGTCCCAGTTGAATATCTGAAATTCAGGATCATCCTTTGATTGATTTCAACGGAACGTCCATCCCTGTCACCAGTGATGTAAAACCCACAAGCCCCATCCAGCTTGGCAATGGAAATATTGTCCAGGTTTTCCAGCTTACTGATGATTTTAGCTTTCCACTGGTCAACACTATTTTGGGCATGGTCCTCGGCTTTTTTCTGAAGTTTAGACTCGTCAATCACCCATGAACCTTTTTTCTCAGATTCAGGGATGTGTGATGATTGGCAAGCTGGCCCATCCCACTTAGCTATAGACTTGACGAGGTCAGCAAGTCTGTATTCACGGGTGTTGTATATGCCACTCATTCTGGGGCCATATTGTTCCATGACATACTTATGTTGAGCCTTTAAGGTCCTGGACGCTTGTTCAGTAAGTTCTTTTTTCTGGCCTTCAAAAGCCTGATCAAGAATCTGTTTCATATCAATTTCCGATTGAGGTTTAATGGATCTGCCATCGTCAGGCCCAGGCGATCAGTCCTGGACGACGCCCCGGAGGGCGTTTCGGCTAATTCCAAGTGGTTGAGGTTTCCAGTTGGCAGTCTTGCTTCTCGATGTTTTCGATTGCCTCCGGGAGGTAGGACTTTGCATCTCTGAAGGAGTCATGGAAGGGGTGGCAAGGCTCATAGTTGTTTCCGTCTTTATCAATTCCGGACAAGTGCCACTCTCTGAGGTACTCGTCATGGCTTATCCTGATCTTATGATCGTTTGACAGTTCGTAGGTGTATTCGCCTGGGAACTTGATTGTCTTGGTGATTGTTACTTTGTTCATACTTACCTTTCCGATTGAGATTGTTGTGTTACCGATCTGTCATAAATATTATGACATCTGTCACAAATTTGCAACATTATTTTAAAATTATCGACATTTATTCTGTTTTTAGTGAATTTTTTTTGATTTTCATCGAAATTTTAGGGTATGCAAACAGAAACGACCCTGGATCTCGAAGAGGATCTGCCCTTTGAGGGGATGGACGACGTCGAATTTGAGAGTTACGTCGGGTCCCTAATCACTGAGGCGGTAGACTACCAGGACAACGAATTATCGGCGGTAAGATCCGATCTCGCAGATCGCTATCATGGCCGGTTCTATGGGGACGAAGCCGACGGCCGTTCTCAGGTACGGGACCGAACTATTCAGACGGCGATAGGCCAGGTCATGCCAGCATTAATGCGGACTTTCCTCGGATCCGAGAAGTTGTTGGAATTCCAGCCTACGGATCCCCAGGATATCGAACTCGCCGAACAGGCCACCGATATCGTCAACTATATCTTCAAGGAAGAATGCGACGGTTACCGGGTCCTCAGTGACGTCTTCAAGGACGCCCTGATCAAACGGATGGGGGTCGTCAAATTCTTCTATGACGACACGCCGGACATCAAGGTCGAGTCCTTCACTGGTTTGTCAGAACAACAAGTCCAGGTCCTCCTCGGTGAGGACGACGTCGAGTCAATATCTGTCCGGGCATACCCCGAGGCCGACGCCCCCGAGGAGGGCATACCTCTCCCCGACGGGACTTTCCAACCTCCGCCAAATCTTCATGACGTATCGATCCGACGGATCGCCTCCAAAGCTAAGATAAGAGTCGAGGCCGTACCCCCGGAAGAGTTCATCTATTCCCGAGACGCTAAGTCCGTCGAGGAATCTGACTTTATCGGACACCGTTCCTACAAGACCGTGAACGAACTGGTCGCCATGGGTTATGATCGTGAACTGATGGAAGGGTACTCGGGGACCGACGATAAGTTCGCCACCAACGACGAAT